GGGAACGAATTCGGTACCGTTCAGCTGCAAAAGGTGCGCGGTGATCAGCATCTGCATTAATCCCGCACACTGCTCGCAACGATACCAGCGCGAAGAAGTGGAGATATAGCAGTCAGCCATCCCCGCCGCAGCAGTAATGGCAGCGTCGCTATAAAAAGCGCTGTCAGTGAAGGCAGGGAATTGTCGGCGAAAGGCTGCTATATCAAACATGGCGGTTAATCCTTGGCTTTCTTCGGCGCTTTCTTACCGGATTTCTGGTAAGTCTCTTCGGTATCCTGCGCACCTTTGTCGCGGCTTTCCATATCGCTGGCGGCCACTTCTTCGGCCTGTTCCTGGCTGGCGCGCTTGGCTTTCTCATCAATGAAGAAATAACCTTTTTCAACGCCTTCCATGAATACCGGATTCGATTTCAGAAACTCCAGTTGTTCAGCCGTAACTAACGTCGCCACGCCGCGCGGAGTCTGGAAGTTTTTGCGGTGCTGGACGCCGGTACCGCCTTTAATGGTTACGGCTTCATCATATTTCCCTGTACGCGGGTGATTATCCCAGCGAGGGAAGATCTGATCGGCACTGGCGGTAGAGTAGATAGCAGGCATTGTATTTATCCTCGTTTCCTGAAAAGGTGACGGGGATTTCTCCCCGCCGCTGGTCGCTTAAATGCCGCTGGCGCGGTAAATAGCGTACGGACGTTTTACCATAACGCCTGCGGTGGCGTTGGTGAAGTCTTCCGTAATGGTTTTGCAGCTGGTATCGATGCCCAGCGCGCGCAGACGTGTAGGTACGATCTGCACGATAGTGCCACCGCCGTCGCTGCCGGTATCCGCCACGTCGTTTGCCCACAGGTAGAACGCATCCTGTCCGGCGCTTACGTCGTTCAGTTCGAGCAGGCTGATCACGGTCACGTTAGGGTAGTTGGTTTTCAGCCAGTCCATCGGCGTTTCACCGTTAGCCGAGCCTGCGCCAACGTCCGGCGTGAACAGGTAATCATACTTGTCAGACGCTACTGCCAGGGTAATCGCATCAGACTGCGGATCGACCATTTCTTTCGACTGTGTGCGCAGGTATGACAGCGCGGTCAGCAGGTCTTTGATGATCTCATTGCGCGTCTTGGTGTTCCACTGGGTAGTACCTGCAGCACCGGCCGGCACGGTCACGTAGCCCGGAAGGCCTGGATCATTCAGCATGCCGTAAATCGGACGATCACCGGAGTTATCGAAGCCGTAGAACGCCACGCGGTTGCGGGAGTAATCCAGTGCTTTCTGCGCTGCGCGGCGTTTGGTATCAGCCGAGTTAATGCCGATGCGACCGCTGCGCGCGGCTTCCAGCTCACCTACAACAAAGCCCTCTTCGAAGCGTACAACGCCGCGAATTTCATGGCTCAGGTTCCACGAGGAAAGCGGGACGTTATTAAAATCCCCGTACAGCTCGGCGTGGCCGGTCAGCTCAAGGATTTCCTGTACAACTTCCGCGTCTTCCCAGTTGCCGGCGGTAACGACGCCCATTACTTCGTCGGCTTTGTTCGCACGGGTTGCCGCTTCCACCTGGCCCGGGATCCATGACTGGAGGAACTGCGCCAGTACGGGGACGGTGCCGGCTGGATTCACGGTCAGACCGGGGATAGTGATGGCCGCATCCTGGCCGTACGCGCGGCGGTAGGTGTCGATGACGTGCGGGCTGATATGAATGCCCAGTTTAGCGAGCGCCTGCACATCTTCCACGCTGTCAAAGGCTTTCACCTTTTCGCGCATGATGGCAGACAGTTTTTTCGCTTTCTCTGCGGAAAGCGCTTTATGTACCTGAGACAGTTTCATGTTTCAACGGTCCTTTAAGCTGATGCAGCAGCGGCCAGAGTCGGCAGCTCTTTCAGGCTGATGATAGCCAGCCCTGCGTTAACGTTATAGCGCACCACTTTAGCGCCCGGGATCAGAGTATGATCAGCCGGAGCCACCTGAGCCGGTGCAGCCGCCAGGGAACCGTCTGCGGCAAATGCCACACCGTCGCCAATCGCAGCAGCGGTAGTCAGGGAAACAATCAGGCCCGGGTGTTCGGTTACACCTGATACAACAGCCCCTGCAGGAACGGAATTAGTTTGGGTGCCCGGCAGAGCGAACGCGATATGCTCTTTAGGGAACGCCAGAATGCCGGCGAAAACGCCGGTGCCACCGACTTCCGCGAAGCCGTTTTCGCCTTCAACGTGGGTCAGTGCATAGCCGAAAATGTTGCCAGTTTCGGACGTCAGTTGCAGCGGTTGTGCGTTAATGCTGCCGCGCACATCAAGATATCCTTCGCCGACAATGCCCCAGGGCATCGCGTCGGCCACACTATTTGGAAACGGCATAGCGATCCCCTTAAATGTCGTCGATTGCTTTAGCTACGTTGCCTTTCGGCTGCGCAGCAGAGTCCATGCCGAAAGCATAAGTAGCTTGCGGCGCCTTCTCCAGCCCGGTCAGCAGCCCGTTAAGCATGACCACTTCGCTGCCTTTCGGTGCGGTCTGGCCGAGCTTTTGCAGGCCATATGCGGCAACTTGCTCAGACGTCATGCTGTCGTATGCAAAAGCGCCGACGTGTTTAGATACACGTTCTGCCAGTGCATTACGTTCGCCGATCTGCTTCATCAGCGCGCCAGAATCCATGCCTTTAGCCAGCTGTTTTTCCAGCGTAGCGATGCGCTGAACCAGCGCGGCAGTATCCTGTGCCTTAACCGGGTCGGTATTCTCATCCTCAGCTTTCGGCGGCACCGGGTCAGTACTGGTATCGTCGGCGGCAGGAACCGGATCAGCCGGCGCTTCAGCTGCAGGCGCAGGAGTAGCAGACGGGTCCGCAGTTACGGGGAGTGGTGGAGTGGACAGCGCTGCGGCGAGCTTGTCCTTATCTTCTGGCGTCAGCGCATTAATCGCCGCGATCAGTTCTTCAAGGGTCATCGTTTGAGCCTCATTAGTTGAAATTGCACTGTCCATGACAGCCACATCTGCGCCCGTGCGGCCGGTTTGCACCAGCGCCAGGTGATTCCCGCGCAGATTTCTCTGCACGTATGAATAATTGATCCCGTTCCATACGCCCGGCGCGTAGTCGTAATCGTACAGATACCCCGGGGATAACTGAACTTTACCCGCATTGAAGGCGTCAAGCAACTTTTGCGAGAAAACTCTTAAATTAGCTTTCAGGTACGGCGCTTCGTAGTAGACATTTTCGCCAGTGGTGCCGGTCAGCGGCAGTGTCCCTGCGTCAATGCCTTCAACACCCAGCCAGTTATGCTCGTCAATGAACGGCATCAGCTTAAAAGAATCGATCGTTTCCTGTCGCGCCAGCTCTTCACCCGGGCGATAGACTTTTACGATATCATCCGGGCCGCCGGGGTAGCCGGGGATCTGTGAGCCGAGGTAATCGAAAACGCCTTCTTTCGAGATAGGGTTGCCCAGCACCGTCATATAGCCGTTATTATCGAAGATGCGCGCTGACCGGTCCATGCCACGGGCGCCGGAGTAACGTTTGCGGGGTTTCTTATTGCTCGGCATTCTCGTCGTCCTCGAAATCCAGTATCAGGCGAAACGTGCAGCGACAACCTGGTTCCTCGGATGGCTGCACTAAATTCCCGCCATTATCACCGACCGGCGCACCTTTGCGCAAGTCAAACTCTTTGCCGTGATAATTAAGGTGCCGGTGCCGGGGGTTTTTATCCCCGCCGCCGGCGTGACTGTGGATCCATATTGCCCGCACCGGCTTATTGCGCGGCGTCGCATCCACGGCCTGTTTTATCGCGGCGCCCTGGTAAGTTTTCCGTGTCTGGTCAATGGCGATATTCCTGGCGCGCCTGTCGGTCATGCCGTTAACTTCTTTCAGCCGCTCAAGAATATCGTTATAGGTTCCCTGTCCGGTGACAGAATCCTCGATTGCCTTACGGATCTTCCCGATATGCTCTTCAGGGATACTTTTTATCAGCGCGGTGCTTTCGGCGGCGGCCTCGCGATAAAAAATCTGCTGCCGGTCATCCGGCAGCCCGATACCCATTTGCTTAAAATGCCGGTCGGTACTTTTCTGCACTCCGTCCAGCATTGGCCCGAACATGGCAGGCGCTGCCGCCTCGAACAGCGCCGCGAAGCGCTGCGACAGGTCACCGATCGTCTGTAACAGGTTGCTGCTCTTGCTCAGTGCCTCGCTGACCCCCGCTGTCATCCACCGTGTCAGTTTGCGCAGGCGCCGGCTGTACTCCCGCTCCAGTGATAAAGGACTGTATAGCGGCTGCGAGGTTTCTGTCTGCTTCGGATCCTGCGCCATTTTCTTCCTCTGTATCGTTCATGAACTGGCCCCAGTTCGCCCCCTCGTCGTCAGCGAGCTTACGCTCAACCGTCTCGGCGGACACGACGCCCATTGCCTGATAGATTTGCGCTTCCTGTGCTTTCGCCAGATTGGTCTGCGCCTGTTCGATTTCGCTTGGCTCATCCAGCGGATTCCATGCTATCTCAAATTCCTCTACATCGCCGAACAGGGATTTTTGCGCCAGCAGGTAATGGCGATCGAGGAACGGCGTCATATGATGTTCCTGGATTGATGCCAGCGTTTCACGGTACGCGCCCGACTCGAATTCCCCGGTCGGGTTAAACCCTTTCGGACTGGTGCCAATCAGTTTCGTGGCCGGCATTTCAGCGACAGCAGCCACCAGCTGATACCCGGTCATAATAACTGCATCCACATCGCCCAGGTTGGTATCATGCTGCGCGTATTCATCCCCGCTGTCTACCACATACACGCCATAATTATCCCGGTGCTCGCTCATCTGACGCACGTTTTCGACAAACTTATCCGGGTCGGCCATAGCCTGTTCCTTGTCTGTCTTAACGATGTTCATGCGTTTTGTCAGCAGCAGCTGCGGGCCTTCGTTGGCGCTGCGCTCGGCGCCATAAACACGTTCCCATATGAGCTGAGGCAGTGGCAGGCCGCCGAACTGATAGGTAGGTTTGAGCAGATCCGGCACTTCCGCATAACGGATGATAACGAGGTGGGAGCGGTGAATGCGACGATTGCCGACGCGCCAGAAGGTAGGCTCATAGAAGGTGCAGCTTGCCGGATCAGAGACGTCCACGCCTTCCAGCTCAGGCGCACACCACATCGGATCGATCTGCGAAATGCCTTTATAACTGCCAGGTGTCACGCCGTCGATATTGAACGGCTTTTCGTAGTAGAATGGATCAGCTGAATCGACCACGTAAAGCGCGATACGGACGCCGAATACGCGGTTAAAGCGGGCGTACTCTTCAACCTTTTTCTTTATCTTCCAGTCTTTATCCAGTGCTTCCAGTTTTTTAAGGCGTTCCTCGTCGAGCGTCACGCGCCATCCGTTACGGCATGCATCCTCGGCAGGGATTTTACAGGCGCGGTTAACCAGCCACTGCTGTGCCATTACTGCGCAGAACTGATGCCCGATAAATCCCTGTGATAAAAACCAGCCCATGACGTGATTGGGTACGCCACCGAAGTTATTCGAAAAGCGGTAAGGAGCATTAGCCACTACTGCGCCGCAGTCCTCATCCATCGCTTTGCCCTGGCCGTCCACCTGACGTACTGACTGCACCGGAAACGCAATCTGGCTGAGCTGTTCAGGGTTAAGCGGCGCATAGGTGCGATGGGTGGAGAAGCCGGCGAACGTGCCGCCTTTGCGTTTTTCCTCTTTTGCCGGCTCTTCAGCGGCAGGCGCCGCAGGTGCGGCAGTACGTTTAAACTTAAAAGGCCATTTCATCCGAAGGTACCCCGGCGTTTTTTGTTCATAATATCGTTGATGGCGTCCATCATAGGATCAATCTGGTCGTCATGGGTATTAAATTCAGCGGTGACGTCCTCACATTCCATTAAAAAATCAGAAAGCCACGGCGCCTCGTCAGGGATATGAACGTATCCGGACTCTATATGCCCCTGAATATCAAGGAAACGGGTGTATTTATCCTTGTGGCGCGGGATCCCTTCCACGGGTATATGCCCTTTTTTCTTGATATTCTGGATAAGCTGCGTGCCGCTGGCTTTGTCTTCCACTTTCATTTTAATCAGCGCGCCGACTTTCAGCTTATCCATGGCTTTATGCTTATTCCAGAAAGCGATCGCCGTGGCTTCCAGTTCCGCGGCTTCCCATTTCCCGCGGCGCAGGTCGATAAGGTACGGCTGACCGTCGGCGCCTTCTCCCCAGCATTCGAAGACGCTGAAGTCATGCCGCTCTTCCGTTTTCTGCGCGGTGTCGGCGTAAATCCAGCGCTTTTTAATTGGCGGCAGGGATTTATAGCGCTGGAAATCTTCGGTTTTTATCAGCGCGCCGCCTTTCTGCGTTGGCCGCTGCTGATACAGGGCGTTCCACACCAGCGATCCGCGACGTTTGGCAGAGGCCACGAAATCTGGCGGCATGCGCTCAGGGAATAACAGTTCCCCGGGCTTGCGGGTGTGGTAGCGCCGGCCGCCGACTTCATAGAATTCATCTGCTTCGGCTTCCATCGGAAAAGACACGACCTTCCATTGCTGGCCGCCCTCTGCCGCTTGCTGGAGCAGCTGCCCCGCCAGGTCGTGTTTATGCCAGCGCGTCAGGATGATAATGATCCCGTGCAGTCGGGGGTCAACGCGGGTGTAAAACGTGGTGTCGAACCAGTCAATAACTGATTCCTGGTACGCTTTGGAGCTTGCCTGCTGGTAGTCTTTGGCGGGGTCATCGATAATACCGATATTCATACCGCCGCCGGTGATACCGCCATTAACGCCCGTTGCGCGATAACTGCCACCGGTCAGCTGCATATCCCTGTTCACGGTTTCCCACATTCCCGCCTGGTCAGCTGCGCCAACGCCCACCGGCGGCAGACGTAGATCGGGGAAAACGTCGGCGTACTGATGCGATCCAATGATGCGGCGTACGTCTTTTGACATGCGTTTTGCAAGATCGGCGGCATAGGATGCCCCGATAAAATGCCAGTCCGGGTGCTTTCCCATCGCCCAGGCAGGGAATCGTCGGCTTGCCAGTTCGCTTTTCCCCGAGCGCGGTGGCGCGAAGATCATCAGCATAGGCATTTTGCCCTGTTCGACCTCCAGCATGAACTGATCAAGTTCTTTGCACAAAAGCTCATTGAACCAGCCGAACTGGTATTTAGGGTTAGTGTAGGCGGTGAAGTCTCTTAACGTCCGGCGCGCTCGTGATATCTTTATGTTGCGTGCGCGCCGTAGTTTTTCACTCGGGGGCATCGTCGTCATCGATTTCTTTCTCTTCAAGTTGACTTGGCGCTTCAATCAGTCCAAGAAGTGCCAGCTCTTCCGCTTCCTGTTCAGGTGTCAGGTTGACGTATTCCAGTGGCCCGCCATCTTTCCCTGTCAGCTCGATAGCGCTGCGCGATTTCCAGTGCTCCGGCATGCGGTTATATAGCCAGATTTCCTGCGCGCGCACGTCTGGCTGTACATGCTTCTTAACCGGCGTGATAATTACTTCGCCTCCTGCCACGCGGATATCCTCGTGATCGTGCTCATAGCCGATAGCACGCTGATAAAGTGCATCCACCACTTTTAAATTTCGCTCCAGCCGGGGAATTTCCAGCGCGCGCCGTACCACCTGGTATTTATTAGACCAGTCAATCAGCGTACTAACCGCGATATCTAGCACCTCAGCTATCTGCCGGTTATTAAGCCCGCATGATGACAGGCGGCTGATAGCCGCCGGGTGCAACGATGGGCTGTATTTTCTCCGCGCGTCCGATACCAGCAGGCTCAGTACGTCCTTTTCCAGCGGCGGCAGGGGTTTTTTCTTTCCGGTCATACGCCACCAAATTTTTTGTAAGCTGCGGCCAGTTTCGTATCGTACTGATTTTTGGCATACGCCGGGCCGTTATACAGGCGCGCGACTTCCGCCCAGTTCCGGGTGCGCATTGCTGAAATGATAGCGGGGTTAGCTTTCAGGAAACGGATCAGTAATTCCAGCTGCCCAGCCTCCGTATAGGCATCATTAATGAACGCCTGAATCCCTGAATAGCCCAGCAGGCGCCAGTGATAGCCCATTATCTGAAAAGCACCCCAGCTGGCAGACTCCAGTGCAGAAGGGCGGTCGTAGCGCACGGCGCGCTGCAGCTTAGGGTGCTGCTCGGAGTATTTACCGTAGCCGCCCGCAGAAGGGTTACAGATATCAGGGGCTTGCTGACGAACGTATTCAGCGTAATCCCTGCCGCGATTAGCGGTAAGCTGGCGGTAAAATACATGACGCTCGAAAAGGATCTTAGGCTCGCCGGTCGGCAGGAATCCGTCGCCGCTGCTTTCCACTTCGGCAAAGGCTTTAAGATGGGCGACAGTTACGCCTAATTCAGCTGCCGCTTTCTGGTACTGATTTTCAGTGAACATAGCGCTATCCTCGTTTCATGGCTGTACGGGGATTATGCGGCGATGGGGTGATAATATCAACAGGAGATAAAAAGAAGCCGCTGGTAGCGGAGGGCACCCAGCGGCTAAATTACGGCAAATCATGGCAACACATCTGATACTCCCTGGCAGCCGGGCCAGCCACTGACCGAAACGAGGAAACGCACGCGCGGCCGGCCCGGACGCCACGATTAATTTATCACCGGTCGGAGGATTCGTCCAGTGCCGGATTATCGGGGTTTAGCTGTCAGGGAATCGTACTGTCGTTCGCAGGCTTGTCCGGCGATCCTTGCCCGGTCAGCGTACGCTGCCAGCTGTCGGTTAAGGTTGAGAGACTGGCGGAACACGTCGGCAAGCAGTAGGACGGTATTGTCTCCTGACGGGCTGATGCCGACAGAGGCGGAATAGTCCCCGGCGCGTCGCTCGATTTGACTGAGCTGGCGCTGCAGCCGGTCAGCAGCAGCATCGGCACTGTCAGCATCAGCGCGAGCCTGCGCCAGTTCCGCGGCGCTTTGCCGCTCAAGCCGTAATTTCTCTGCGTCACGTTCCGCCCTCGCTGCTTCATCTGCTTTCTGTTGCTCCGCTTTCTGCCACGCAATCCCTGCTTCGTACCGGCTTTCGCCGTAGTGGCGAATCCCCAGCCACAGCCCGATCAAAAAAGCCAGCACCAGTACAAGCGGCGCCAGCCATTTAAGGTTTGCTCTAAACAGATTTATCATTGGATTTCTGCTGGGATCTCAGCCTCCGCAACTGGAAAAAATATTTGCTCCGCGTCACGTCCCAGAAGTAATGGATCATCATGCGGCGCGTGGTCAGCAACGCGATACAGACGAAAACAGTGATCGTGGTGCGCTGCGGATAAGTCCCCTCTGCCATGTGATACAGACCGGCAAAACAGGCGAAGGCGGCAATGGCGTAGAACAGCCGGCCGAACAGCCCGTCGCGTACCTTGTCACTGAAGATTGACCACAGACAGAACAGCATAATAAGCGACAGGGATCCTATTGCCGCTATCTGATAACCGGTTGACCAGAAAACCTGAGCTGTAAAATGCGGATTCATTATCACTTGCCTCCGCCACCGAAGCGGCCTGTTATTTTATCGAATGCCTGACTAACAGCATTCTTCAGCAAGTCGACAATGTCCAGCGATTTAAGCGAGCGGAAAACGCCCTGAAGAAACGCGTAGCCCAGCAGGCCCACGCCAAAACCTGCGGCAGCGATCCCTTTCGGCCCTTCCATGTGAAAGAATGCGGCGGCAGGTTCTGCAAAATAGTAGGAAAGACAAGTACCAAAGAACAGCAGGGATATTTTTTGCTTGAAAGTTTTGACCTCTGTTAAAAACAGAAGGCCGCCGAGTGCGCCAAGAAAGCCCGCAATGATCGTACGGTCTACATCGACGTTTTCCAGAAGATTCTTAAACAGGCTCATTGTGATTGCGTCCGGCCTCAGTTGGCTATACTTTAGGCCACAAGATACCGCAGGACGTACATAAGAAAAAGCCCCGTATGCTAACGGGGCCGGGAAAATCCCAAAAGTGCTACAGCTCTCTGCCTACCTCTGTCGGTTCACAGATTAAGATTAGTCCTAATCAGTCCCTTCAGTCAAGAATTTCATCGCGCAGTTCGCAGATCTTGCGCTGGATACGGAGCGCCCGCTCGTGGCGCCACTCCGATTCGTGTTCAAGCTGGTTGAGTTTTCCGCTACGCATTTCATCTTTGCTTGGATCAAGCGGAGTCGGTACTTTACCTACCAGCAATTCCATCAGATAATCAATTACGGCTTCAGTTTCCGCCTGCGCGTCGCCGATTTCCAGTAGGTTACGTTCAATGCCGTTAAGCGCGCATGGTTTTACGGGGGCCGGTTGGGGTATGGATGAAGACATAGTATATTTCCTCGCTCAGTGAATGTGCGTCCAGTATCCCTGGACGCCGGGCTCACTTCAAATCAAATCATTTATGGTGAAGACTGAATCTTTTTCTTAGCTGGTGCCGCTTTCTTTTTCTTCAGCACCACGATTTCCGGCGCTTTCTTTTTCTTGAGCGCGATGCTTTCTGGCGCTTCATCCCCGAACGTGTCCCAGCCTGGCGTTGCTTCGCGGGCAAACATTTCGAGCCGTGGCAGGTCGCCCATCAGTTCGATTATCTTGTCGCGCGCTATGGCCGGCTTGCGGCTGTGCTGCATAATCGGGTCGGTCAGGATCTCGGGTTCCACAATCAGCTGGTGGACGCCTTTACCCTGGCGCTTCGGCTTACCCCGGATGCCCAGAAGGCACAGCTCCGCATTGGCTCGCGTCCAGTTTCCCATACCCCAGAAAGGCGAATCTGTCTGCTTTTTATTGGCCTTCACCCACACAAACGCCACAGTTTTATAGGTGAATCCCCAGCTTTTCATCAGTTCAATCGCCGCCGGCAGCTGCGGCATAGTGGACCACATAAACATTACGGCGTTGTCGGCAACAGGGATATTCATCGCGGCCAGCGTGCCGTTGTCGGTGGTACGATAGTGCCGCTCAGCGCCTCCACGGTTCATCGCTTTATCGCCGTAGTGCCAGGGTGGATCGGCGTATAAAATTTCGTACTGTTTCACGTACTTTCCTCGTTTCATCGATAGTTTCTGGATTTTATCACCGATAACATAAAAAGAAAGCCCCTTTTTATCGGGGCTTAATGTTTACTTCGCTTCGTGTAGCCGTTGCTTTAACAGATAGCCTTCGAGTAGCCAGATTTTCTCTACTGCGTTTTCACGGGCGATCTTCCGGCCAATCTCTGCGTTAAAATTTTCCGGGCTGGCGCAGGCACTTTCGCCGGTGACAGTGAAACCATTATCCAGCGTGAGTACACAAAAAGTCAGTAGTCCGAGAGATTTTGGCCCGTTTCTGCGCCCGACAGGGTACGCGCTATTAACGCCGTCTTGCGCAGTAAAATAATGCTCGCACGCAATAATCCCTTCAATATGCGCAGGAGTAATGCGAGGTGCCACGTTAGCACCTTTCTCTTCGATCATTTTTTCTAAGTCTGACATGTTTAATGCTCCGGTTACTGAGAAATAGTGTACTGCGAAACGCGCAGCTCGCCGGTTCCTCGCGCCCAGGCTTTCACGCCCGGCGGAAGATTCAGCGGCTCATCGAGCGGAAAGCCTACGTCGCCGGCAGCGGGCGCACTGTCGGCAATTGCTACCTCTATCTGGTTGCTCCACAGCTGCAGCGGATAAATGAAAGTAGAGCGGGTGCCGTCGCTGACGGGCTGCCAGGCGCTCGTTAATTTAACTGATACTGTCATGTGATTAATCCCCGGTAATGATGATTGTTAGCGTGCCTATGGCGTCGCCGGACTCTGATTTAGCGGTAACTGTCGTAGTGCCTGCTTTAAGCGGGGTAACTGATAGCGTGTAATCGTTACCGGCATTGGCTATCGTAGCGACGCTGCTGTCGCTTACAGTGAACGTCGATCCGATGGTTCCTCCCCCTATAGCAGACGTGGATCCTTTGGCGTACTTCGACATGATCAGGTTAGCGCCACGCCCGGCAGATAATTTCCGGGTCAGTGTCTGCAGCCCTTCGGCCTGCTGGCTGAATTCGCCGGACGTGGCCGGGGCGGACCCTGTAGTGCTGGTCGAACGGTAACCAATGTAGAAATTGTAATTCACGGTAATAACTGCCGTGTCACTGGTCACTGGCGTTGTTCCCGCTTTGCCTGACGCGACGACGCGATAGCTGCCCGATTCCCCGGTTGAATAGCTGGCACTGGTGGCGCCGGGGATATTCTGCCACGTGCTGCCGCTGCGCCGCTGCCATTGCCATCCGGTGACGTTATCTCCCGCAACCTTTAGCTGGGCGCTGGCCGGCGCGATAACCGTGACGCTGGCAGGCTGCTGCGTGATTTTTGGCAGTTTTATGGCCGGCCGCCGCGCGCTGAGGTCTATTCCCCCTCTGGCGCTGGTGACGCTAAGATACTCCGACAGATTTATCATACATTTACCTTCTATTCAGGCGGGCGCCCCAGCACGAATACCGGACGGCCGAGTGTTGGCTTATTCCCGGAATCGGGGTTTATGTGGCGCTGGCGCTTAATGCTCTTCGCGCGGTGCGCCGCTGCCTCCTGGGCACTGATGCGGCAGCCGTGTTTATGGCTCAGCATCAGCTCGTCGCGCGTGCAGAGGTAGAGATTGCTGGCGCGCAATGAATCATACCCCTTTAACGCCCAGTTTTCATACCCCACGCACAGCCCTTCCGGTATGCTGCCGTGCATCATTGTCCACACCACATCCGCGCCGCGCACCGGTTCGCCGTGTACCCGCAGACGCACGCGCCCGGAGGCAATGCAGCCCGCCAGCTCCCCGCCCGGTGCTTTATGGCGGGTCGTACGGTTACGCACTTCCCCGGTTTCCGGGTTGTAAGTGTAGAGATCCTGCAGATGCTTTTTATCGAGGAAATGCGTATCCATCAGATGCCTCCAGCGCGTTTAGCCAGCCGATCAATCAGGCGAGTCACACGGTCGCCTGCGCGGCTCAGCGCCACATACGCCAGCACCAGCGCCAGGATCGGCCAGAAGACGATAACGCCCATCGGCGTTACGTGATCGTCATCGTCCCAGAAGACCCACTTGACCCGATAGCACGCCACCAGGAACAGTCCGCCGATGACGCACCAGATCAAAATTGACATAAGAAAAAACTCTTTACTTTCCATTTTCCACCTCTTCACCGAGTACGTTAGTCCGCGTGCGGCTGCCGTCGCTGCACACCTTATCGCCGTTGACGTCTTTGCGGCAGCTCACCTCCCCCGCCTGAGCGGAGAAGGCTGTCACCAGAAGCAGCAGGGATACTGCCACGCGCTTACTGATTTTCATGATCTTTCACTGCTGCATCAATGATGCGCACAGCGTCCAGCATGGCCTGCAGCGAAGGCCCGGTCGATAAAGCCTGCAGGATGTTATAATAGGCTTTTCGGTACGCTGTCACCTGTACTAAGGCACGGTCGCGCTCTTCCGTGGCATGGCGCAGGCGGCGACATACGGATTCATATGATTCAACGGGGGCGTGACGGTCGGCTTCTGGTGCAGCCTGTTTTAAATCGTTAGCTGCATTTTCGGCGGCGGTTACTTCATCCATTAAACGCTGTACCAGTTCCACCGTTATTTTTGTGTCTACCTCATCATAGCGATGCACGGGCCGAAGGCTGCCGCGATGCAACCGCACGTCGTTACCGTTTAACTGCAAAGGGGTTCTAACCAGCTCTTGTGCAGACGGTTCAGGTTTCACTGCCTCCAGAATCGGCTCAGGCGCTACTTCCGCGCGCTCTTTATGCAGCGCCTGCAGCAATTCCCAGTCAGCCCAGGTAAGCATCGGCAGACATTCATCTTGCGGGATATCTAAGGGGGTATTACCGTACGGCACCGTATGCTTGATTTCTACGGTAGGCACTTTGCGTTTATCGAACATCTTCAATTTTCCTCGTTTCAGTTTAACTGCTCAACAGAACTGATATTATCACTGATAATATAATCCTGCAAGTATCGCCACGTAAACCCGCCATGTTTTTTACGCTTCCCTTTGCAGCAGCGGTTTACGTGACCTGGATCGAATCCGGCCGCCTCGATCTCCTGCCCGCCGCACAGTACGACAGTATCCCCGGTGGCAATGCTGACGCCGACAACGGGCTTTCTCGGGGGGTGGCGGCCGGTGATATTCATCTCTTGCTGTCCTCCGTTATCTGGTTCTGTAACGCCTGGTGCGCGATTGCGGCAACCTCGGCGGCCTGAAAGCCGGGCAGGGATTCAAGTGCTTTGAGCACCACAAATACTTTCACCAGCCGTTCATGGCCGATGATAATGTCCGGCGTGTCAGCATAGTGCTGCTGGATGGCGCGGATAACGTTCTCGGTTGTAACCTTCATTCTGGGGCGTCCTGTGTTGAGAGAATAGGCCACCCCATACTATCACTGCTTACCTTCCCTGGCCCGTCGTTCTTTCTCCAGCTCCCGGCGCGCCTGGGCGGTGTTGCGGACATAGCCGCAGTTTTCTTTACGCCACTTTTTGCCGTACTCCCGCATGCAGCTGCTGCAGTAGCATTTAAAGCCGTCTTTGGTGCTGGCGTCGCGGTTAAAGTCTCCCTGCACTTTGTACGTTTTGCAGCGTGAGCAGAATTTCACGCCGTTAATCCGGCTCAGCTGCTTATGCACGTTTTCGCAGTACTCTTCGAGTTCCTGACGGGTCATCGCTTTGAAGTTTATCATTTTGGATCCTTATCGATTCGCATTTCACCAAACTGCCCTACCGAACGCGGCACGCAGCGCGCCTTGTTTTTCTGGCTCGATCCCATGAGGCTTGTACCCTGCATATCTTCGAACGTGGCAGCGGCCACCTTGCAGGACTCTTCCGCGTAGAAGATTTCCGTATGCACTGCCGCGCCGCCGCTGCCCGTTACCAGTGTCATGATCAATACCCACTGCACTATTTATCACTCTTTTTTAAGGTCGGTAATTCAACCTGTCGGCCATCCGCGAACGTGAAAACCTCAGTTTCATAGCCCCCGGTGGACAGGGATTCATACTGCTGCGGCGCGGTATCATCCGCCAGGCTGTCAATGAACGCGCGGCGCTTGTCGTCAGTGTCATCATCTGCCACGCTCCCGCTGGTTTCTTTTGGATAAAATGCCAACGCAATGCGCGCCAGCGTATTTTGTTCAGCCCCTGATGCGTCAGGGCCGGTAACGATTATTTGTAACAGCCGGTGCCGGTTAAACTGTGCCAACAGCCCTGGATCTACAACCGGCGCTGGCGGCGCGGCGCGGGTGAACAGTTCATTTACCCCTTCAACAGGCTTCCAGCCTTCAAGTGTATTAAAAACATTGCCGTGCTCGGATTTATAAAATTGAGCAGCAGGCTCCTGCTTCGCCAGCTCTGCCAACTGCGCCTCTGCTTTCTGTGCGCGCTCCTGCCAGTTTTCAGTTAATGCCGAAAGAACAATTTCATGACGCAAAATTTCCTTTTCGTATGCCCTTGCCCATCCAATAGCTACGCTACCCGTTTCTAAAATTCTTTTCATGCGCGTAATTTCAGATCGGCTTTCATCAATCAGCGCCTGCCGTTCTTCATTGCTCAGATTCATTTCTTTTCGTCCTTCAGTTCAGGGTGAATGATGCCGCCGGCTTCGCACGCGCCGCGTAGTACTTTGTTGACCATGGCATGCAGCGCCGGGCTGAGGTTCGGGCACTCCACGCTGTGCCGCAGCGCGTCTATTTCATCGTGCAGCCGCTGGGCCGCCTGTTCCCGCGCGTCATGGTAGCCGCGGTTGTAGTCAAACTGGTTTCCAAGTGGGGTTATCGCTGTCATACCGGTTTCCTCGTTTCAGTGTACGTTTTCGATATTATCACTGATAATTACACGGCGTCTACTGTTTTTGGACGGTTGGGCATCATTAATCCTCTGCGGCGCCACAGCCGGAAGAGGCGCTCGGCGACCTGGGCACGCTCCTTTGTATCAAACGTGCCCAGGCCCATCAGCAGATTGTTGCACCGCACCTGAGCCTGCCAGCGGCCGGCACTGTTCGGGCACGCCATTATCGCAGCTCGCACTCCATGGATTCACCGATAAGCGCGTCGATGAACGCCACCGCACCGTCGCCGACGATCATCCCGTAGCGGTCTTCGTAGATGTACGCCTCCGCCTGATACACGCTGCCATCCTTGCGCTCGAACAGCGCCGGACTCCGATCCGTGTACGCTGCTGTTTTCGTGTCGTCGATCGTGATAGCGCTCAGGCTCACATGCACCTTGTGACTGCCGCACTGGTACGTTGCCACTGGTGGCAGTTCATCTGCAACGGAGCTGGCCGCCCACATCACGAAGATAAGGAAAGCAGCGGCGCCCAGGATATTGAACAGGACGAAACTAAAGGTACTGACGTTCGATTTCATTTGATCACCTGTTTACGAATTTCACGGCGCACCGCTTTCAGACAGCACGCGATTTTGTTGCGTGGATAATCGGCCGCCACGATGAACGGCATAGACACTAATCCCTGTGAGATACGATATTCAACCATGCGGCCTTGCTGGCGAACGTACTTTTTACATTTCATCAGGGATGCCTCGCTGTTAACGTTTAATTTCGATGCGGCGTTTATGGTGCGCTGCTTCAGCCTCCAACCGTGATACCTGCACCAGAATAGCGCTCAGTCCCGGCGCCGTATCACGCTGCTCACCTGCTACCTGTACGGCAGCACGCACCCGTGCATAATGGAACTGCGCATCGGCCGGCTGAAAGCTGGTGGCACCATATTTACGGTCTGACATATTCACCCCCTTGCGCGCTCCATCAGGAGATCACGCTCAACAAATTTAGTGAATGCGGCCCGCAGGCTGCCGTGTTGTACATTACCAGCCCACGCTCAGGCCCGCGCCGTATCCGAAGCCGTGCTGGCTGTCAGTGGTAACGCTGGCCTTAACGACAACCGCCGACGACAGGCGGGAAGAGAAGCCGACCGCCAGTGCTGACTCACCTTCATAGCCGCCAACGCCGGCACCCACTGCGAAGCGCTGATATTCAGTCACCTGCGGGATAGATGCGGCAGACAGCGCTGCTGACGCGCCAGCGTTCGCACTCTTCTCAACGCGGTCGATGCGTCCTTTCATGTCTGCGAAAGCGCGGTTAGTGCTTTGCTCCAGGTTGCCCAGGCGTTGCTCATGGTCTGCCAGCTGCGCGGTATGCGCCGCGATACGCTTGTTGCTCGCCACCAGCGCGCTGCGGTTCGCTTCGATGTTGGCGTTTGCCGCGTCGATGCGCGACTGGGCGTACTCGCCGTTGGCATACAGCTGTTTGATGTCGCCTTCACTGGCGGCGATGCGCTGAGTGTTACTGGAGATCGCCTTATCCTGCTGGCCATTCACCTTCTCCACGCCGTCGATACGCCGGGCGTTGTTGATGGAACGGCTATCCGTCACCGCAACCTGGGCGTTGGTTTCGCGAATCGCGCCTTCAGCTGCATCAGCGCGCACCGCCAGGCCGTCAGCCTTCTCGTTTGCTGCCTGGGCTGCGCCCTGCACCGCGTTGATGTGATCGTCCTGACCGACGTCGCGCGCTGCCTGGTTCGATAGATTGCGGGTAATCTGCGCCTGCAGCGCTTCGTCACCTTTAGCGCGGTCGGCGTCGGCACGAGCAACCTCTGCGTCCGTGTGCGCCACCGAAGTCCGATAGGCGCTGGTGGCCTTAGCGTCGGCATAGCCTTTAAGGTCGGAGGTCTGTTTGCAGTCTTTAGCCGCCTGCTTGCTCACAGCATCGGCCAGGGCCTTATCCTGGCGCTGCTGGTCAGCGGTGAACAGGGATTTATCCACTTTGGTGCCCTGCAGCTTAGCTATGTTGGCGCGATCTTCCAGCCCCCAGGATTCGCTGTATTTTCCCAGGGTGTTTACGTGAACCTGGTGCAGCCCTGCTTTCAGGTCGTCCAGCTGCTTCTGAACGTTGTCTCCGTTAGTAGCCTGCGCGGTAAAGGATGCGACGGCCAGTGCCAGTAATGCAATTTTGGTTTTCATTGTGCTTTCTCCATGAAGGCGCTGTATTGCGCCGTTGAGATATGCAGCACCATTGCTGCCCTCTGTAAAAGATATTATCACTGATAAAATATTCTGCAAGCTTTTTCTTACTCAATTAATGATCGGTACTGAATGTTAAATGTCGCTGAATTATCGAAATGGGCATTCGTCACAAAATTTTCGGTCGCGCGGGGATTATGTTAAATGCGCCGGAAGGCGTCAAAAATCGCGTTTTTGCGTGAAAAGTTCAAATTCATAGGAATAGTCCTAAGTCTGGCTCAAAAACCCCGTACTAGCTTTACTGACTTTACTGGGTTGTTTTTACCCAGTAAAAACTTATAAGTTATTGATTCTCAGGGATTAAAATGCCATTTTTTACGGGTTTTACGGGGCACTGGCTTTTTCTATATAGGGCACTCTATAAATAGATCACCCTGAGTTTTAGCCATCCGCTGATCACCCCCCCCTTACCTTTTAATTATATATAAACCCAGTAAACCCAGTAAAAGCCATTAATTGATACTGATTTATAAGGGTTTATTTTTTACTGCTTGCGCCGCCCGCCCAGTAAGCACCCAGTACATAAAAAATGGCCCCGGAGGGCCACTCATTAATCCTCTAAATCTGTTCCGCCTGGCACCGGCCACCAGTACCGGTTAGCGTTACCTGGCCCGTAGTCCTTCGCCTTTATCTTGCGCTCGTTAACCAGCCGCTTCAGTGCGTAGCCAACTGACTGTATCTGGTTCGCGGGGTAGCCGAGTTCTCTGGCGATGGCACCTGCGCGCTTCCACGCGCCCGGGGCGTCGGCGTTCTCTTCCAGAAACTCCAGAATATGAAGGTCAGCGGCATCGCGTCCGGTAAAGCCTTCGTTCTTCTGTTGCTGGATCTCGCGGAGTTTACCTTCAACGTGCCACGATTCCCCGGCGTCGAACCACGTCTTGATCTCCAGCCAGAACTGCACCAGCTTATCGCGGTCAGGCTGCGTGAGTCGGCCATTGTCGTAATGCCAGCCCAGCAGGGCGTTCAGTTCATCAATACGCACGCAGCCGACGCGCAGCGGGGCGAATCGCAGGTTACCCGACTGATCCACCAGCAGCGGGCGTCCGTTGTCGTTAGCCGTGCCAATGAACACCGACTGACGGGGCTTACGCGTGTTGGTGCGCGCATACGCCGCACGGTAGGCATCCACCTTGCGCGAGATAAACGACTTCACCTTATCCACGTCCGATTTATGCAGGTTGCCCATTTCCGCCCATTCGATGATGTGCGAGCCGGTGGCGCGGATCAGGGAGTCTTTGTCCTTCAGGTCAATCTGCTCGTCATGGAACTGGCGCGGTACCAGTCCGGCAATACGCCCGATGGCATTCGATTTAAACTTCGACTGACCGGCGACCAGTATAGGCACCAGCTTCGCCTCAAAGTGCTCATCCAGGCGCACGGCGGCATAGGCGGACAGCAGCCACTTACGCATGATGGCGCGGCCGTAGTCCGGGTCCTCGAAGTCGAAGCAGTCGATCACGCGGTCCACACGTTCGACGCCATCCCATTCCCTGCCGTGCAGCGCTGCCGCCACGGGGTGATAGCTGCGCTCGAGCGCGACCTTGTTAATATGGCGCTCAATGGTGCCGATCGTGATGCGGTGAAACGAGCCAAGGTCTACCAGGTCAGATACGATCACGTCGTAGTTAGCGACAATGCGCCCGTTGCTGTACCACATCTCAAGCTCGCCGGTCATCTGGTTGATGCAGAGCTGTGCCTTACGCTTGTCCAGCAGCCAGCGCAGGTTATCAGAGCAGTTATAGGCGCTGATGATGTCGCCTTTATTATCGTACTCGGCCATAAACTCGGCACCGTACGGATCAAACTTGCCCGCCACCTGCGGAAGCTGTTTCTTTGGCGCAGGGACTGCCGCCGGCTCTTCCTCCTCATCGGCCAGATCGTCGCTGGTCAGCTCATCAATGTAGCGCTGGCGCTCGGCCTCGCGTTCCTGCTTCACCAGGCTGAACACGGTTTTATAGGGGTTAGTCCATTTGCCGAATTCTTTGCGGATCGACTCTTCCCATTCGCCCTCATCAATACCTGCCTCATCCGCCCACTGCTGGCCGTGCGACATTGACCAGGTGACAAGTAACTCTTCCGCCCACTCTTCGTGCTCCGTGCCAATGAAGTCGCCCAGCGCGCCACAGATGCGGCCCCAGCCGTAGGTCCCGTCAGAGCGCGCGTTATTGTTGGCCGCGTCCGCCAGGTACTCATCGAGGTAGCGCTCGATAAGCTGCTTGTTCTCATCCGGGTTGCGGTTGAATTCAGCCATGCGCTTTTCGTGATCTTTGGTGTGGTGGCCGGTGCGTACGCTGTGGTTCATGGCCTCGGTCAGCTCAGGGAGATCGGCGACTTTTACCGGCACGCCTTCAAAGCACCATACGTCATTATCCCCGGGCGGCAGGTAGGCGAAGTGCGCCGGATCATTCATCGACCGGTCGAAAGTGACCTGTGTTGCGTCGGGCAGCGTCCAGATATTGCGTTGCAACGTGGCACCCAGCTCCAGCATCAGCCACTGCTCAAAGCGCAGGCACGCCTCTTTAACAAACGGCATCAGTTGGTCAGCCAGTACCACCAGCCGCGCGCGGCGGGAGGATTTGGTATCACTCGCGGTGTAGTAATAGAAATGCGTGATGCCCTTCAGCTGCTTACAGATAGCCTTAAATGCACCGGGGCTGGCGCCATCAATATCGAATGGCAGCAGGCGCGACGGCATCACGTTCGGCGCACGGCGCACTATGCCCGTCACCAGCTCGCCCTCTTTGTTACGATACTCGGTTTCCTTCAGCCCGGACCAGACGATATAGGGCTGGTGGGTCTTGGCGATATCCTTCGGCAGCGCCGGATCGAGCGGACGGCGGCAGCGCTCGATATAGGTCGCCAGCGCGGATAATGTCGGGAAGGATTTAACCTGCGACGGCTCATGGGTGCCCTGGGGATAGCCCGGCCCGTGTGGGTCTTTCCACCACGCCGCCCCGAAGGTGACGGTAATATTATTTATCTGCGGGAGTTTCTTTTTCATCGGTATCACCTGATTCCAGCCAGTGGGGATCACACTGCAAAGCGCGGGCAAGATTTAAAATGAAACGGGTGCGCTGCGTGGAGCCGTTCTCTATCAGAAGAATGGCAACGTCGCTCAGTCCGGCGCGGCGCCCTACCTCTGATTTGCTCAGCCCCAGCTGGATGCGGCGGGCTTTGCAGCGCTCCGCAAACGTCGAATTGGGTTTAGCCATTGTGGTTTCCTCGGTTGGTTAGACTGCGGATATTAACTCTAAGCGTCCATAGGCGCAAGATTAAAACATAAGAATTGACAGGAGGTGCGAGGCTAAGCACTATTAGGATAATAGTTGCAGGAGTAGAATATGAAACGCGATAAAGAATCAAGATTGCAGCGGTACATGGAGCGACTGCAGGGAACGTCTTTCGCCTATGTGGGAGGTTTCAGTGGTGACCACCGGCCGTGCGAACATGTATGCAGAGAATGTGGCGTGACGCTTATTGCGAAGCCCCGTAAAGTTAAGCGCGGCGTAATCTGTGAATATTGCTTTCCTGACTTCGGTCGTGAAACGGGAGCAGCTCACGTATACGTAATGGTCAGTAAAGGGTGGCCGTGTGTAGTTAAGATTGGATTTTCTCGGTACCTTGAATCTCGACTCAAGGTGTTAAAAGCTCGCACGCCATTTGACTTTAACCTGTTCGGCAAAAAGCTGATGACAGTAACGCAGGCACGGGAAATGGAGCGCCAGGCGCACCGTAAACTTAAACTATGTCGGGCAGGGCTTCGGGGGTTCGACGGCTGCAATGAATGGTATCACCTAACGGATGAAACGGCACGTTTACTTGATGACTTGAATTTCGATTTTATCAGTGATAAAGTAGTATCTGCCGCGACATTGCGGTTGAACAAAAAGGCCGCAATAGTGCGGCGATAAAATCGAGGAAACGAACGATGAAAGCTTATTTTTATGTAATTAAATGGTGGGACGGTAGCGGAATAAGCAGCGGTTTAACTTTCGCAGAATCGGCAGTGGAGGCTTTCAGTAAAATTAAAGAGGAAAACGACTACGGCCTCGAAGGTGATATATTAACTTTTAATTTTGTCGAGGTGGTGCAATGAGTCCTGCCCTTAAACTATTTATTGAGTGGTTCGATTCCGACTGCGCCGATATGTATATTCTTGGCAAGCCGGGTACAGGGAAAACGTACACCACGGCGACGGAGATAATCCCTTATATCCGTGAGAACTATGATATTGGCATTAAGGCGGTCGCGTTCACGAACCAGGCGGCGCGCGTATTACGCGAAGCGCTGCTTAATTACGGCATTGATAATGTGGACGTGACCACTATTCACAGTTTCAGTGGCCTGACGGTAATGGATAATCAGGAAGCGCTTAAACATAAAGAGCTGACAATTAATCACCAAATCCGTGAGGCGGATGAATGTTATTTATTGATCGTCGATGAGTTTTCATTCGTGGATCAGGAGCTGGCGGCCAAGCTGGAGGAATTACGCGAAGAAGGTAAATTCACGAAATGCCTGTACCTCGGGGATATGCAGCAGCTCAAGCCCATCAGCGGTAAGCACGGCGTGCGCCCGCGCGGGAAATACCAGATTGAGCTGCAGGAGATAAAGCGCAGCGACAAGCCTGATATTCAGGATGCGATTATACGCCTGCATGATCTGATTAAAGAAGGCGCGCCGGACAGCCGCTTCACGCTGAAGCCGTCGGAGAACATCCTGCGCGCCAGCCGCGAGACGGTCTATCCGCTCGGCGTCAACGACACGTTTCTGGCGTTTCGCAATGCCACGGTGCAGCAGATCAACGCACTGCAGGCTGGCCGCGTATTCCCTGTGCCCGGGGATATCCTGTTCAGCCCGACGACGAAAGATCGGTATGAGCTGATCGATTCGGACGTTGATGCCTTTGAGCCGGTGATGACTATCCGCAAGCAGCCGAACGGGCAGTATGAGCTGAACGATCGCAATGATAAATGGAACACGCGCGGCTACCTGTCGGACGATGGCTACCGCGTTTTCCGGCTGCGGGGCATTGATACGCCGGGCGAGTTTAACGCCTTCGTCTGCTTTGGTACCGAGACCTACCGCCGCACGCTGAAGCGCCTGAAGCAAACCGCCATGGAATGCAACGCCGCAATCATGGATGAGGCCAATATCTCCCAGCGCGGCATCGCGCACTGGTGTTCGCAGAATCCGGGGCATCCGCTGACCGGGCGCCGTAAGCGCGCATGGGCAAAAGCGCTGTCGTTCGAGTCGGCCGTGTTCAGCATGGATTTTAATTACTGTAGAACAGTCCATGCTGCCCAGGGCAGCAGCTTCGATAATGTCTATCTGGATATTGACGATATGCGCGCCGCCGGGGATTCTGATACGCGCCTGCGTCTGCAGTACGTCGGCCTGTCGCGTGCGCGGCAGAAAATTTTCATTTTGAAATGACGGGTTGATCATGGAAATTAAATTCGTTGATTTGACGCCGGGTAAGCCTGCTCCGGCACCAAGGCAGATAAAGCAAAAGTCATTAACTCGCGTTCGACATAAAGAAGTAATGGTAGATTTTCTGATAGCTAATTACGACTTATGGTGGAACGAAGATAAAGGAGTTTTAGCCCAAGTATCCCCGGGCGTGTATCAAATGGGGATGCCTTGCGGGCTGCAGTTTTCAGGCATAGAAGTACGACGCCCTTCTGTACAGGAAGTTAGAGAAAGTTGGGTAGCTTTGTTTTTCGATGAAATAGCTTGACTTTGATTTTATCGCTGATAACATCAGCAATGTATTAACCACCTACACTCTGTTAAGGAAACAAAAATGACCGTACAAATTATTATTTCTGGTGACGACGCCGCTACTACCCTGGCTGACCTGAAAGCGCTGACGGCTAACCTGCTGGATACCGTGCAGACTCCGGCGCCTGTAGCCGAAGCCATCGGTCAGGACGGGGATAAAGCGCCTGCTAAATCATCCGCTAAAGTGGAAGCTGCTGAGCCGGACGTAAGCGAGCAGGATACCGCTATTGCCGCTGAAGTTGAGCAGCAGAAATCTGCCAAAGGTAAAAAAGGCGCATCCACCAGCAAAAAAGCGTCTGGTCCCTCCGAGGAGACACTGCGTGAATATATCGCCACCGCGGCGGCGTACTTCCTGAACGATGAAGACGAAGCGCCGAAGCTGGAAAAAATGCTGAAAGACTTCATGGCCGTAGATCTGGAAAGCATTGCCGCTGAAGATTTGGAAAGTTTCGCAAAAACTATTTTCAATATCGGCGATGATATTTTTGAAGGCTTCCCGGCGGTGCCGAAAAAATAATTAACCTTTAATTAAGGCCCGCCGAGCGCGGGCTTTTTAATTGGTGGATAACGTGAATTATTATAATGACCACGATAAAGGTGCGGCGGCATGGCTGCGCGAATTAATAAAAGCGGGGCATATCCCGCCAGGAATAGTAGATGAAAGATCCATTACCGAAGTTAAAAAAGAAGACCTTGTCGGCTTCACTCAATGTCACTTCTTCTGCGGAATCGGGGGCTGGCCGCTTGCGCTCAGACTCGCAGGTATCCCTGCTGAAACGCCGCTCTGGACAGGCAGCCCGCCCTGCCAGCCCTTCAGCGTCGCCGGTAAGCAACTCGGACAGCTTGATGAGCGACACCTTGCGCCGACCTTCATGCGCCTCGTTGACCAGTGCCGCCCTGCAGTCCTGTTTGGTGAGCAGGTTAGTGCAGCAATTGGAAAACACTGGCTCGATGATTTATTCGCTGAGCTGGAAAGACAAGGTTACGCCTGCGGGGCGGCCGTACTGCCAGCGGCAAGCGTCGGTGCCCCGCACAAACGCGATCGACTCTTCTTTGGCGCTCATAGATTGGCCCACGCCGGCAGTATCGGCTGGAACAGGGGCAGGAACGCATGGCCGACACCAACGACAAGCGACTACAATGGTCGAGCTGGCGGCATGGCCGACACCAACGACACGCGACCACAAGGACGGAGCGGAGTGCCTGAACGTGCCGATCAACAGCCTCCTGGGGCGTCAGGTGTGGCAGGCCGCATGGACAACGCCGTGCGCACAAGACGACAAACTACAGGGCGGAATGCGCTCAAGGATAGAGGGTGGCAGGCAAATGACGTTACCGTGCCAGGTGAAGACGCATGCGGGGGAGTGGGGCCCGGAAAAACCGATCCGCATAACTGCTTCTGGTCAGATGCTGACTGGCTCGGATGCCGGGATGGAAAATTCAGGCCAGTTGAACCCGGCACATTCCCGCTGGCTAATGGGGTTCCCGCCAGAGTGGGACGACTGCGCGGTTACGGCAATGCCATCGTCCCGCAAGTCGCCGCAGAATTTATCAAAGCCTTTACAGGAGCAATCCATGACAGCCGTAATTAAAAAGAAAAAACCGGCACCCGCTGAAGCACAGGTAGCGGTTAAAAAGAAAAAAGTATTGCCAGCGCCGGTTAAGAAAAAGAAACCGAATGCAACGGATAATTTAAAAACGTGGACTGAAGCTGAACTGCTGGCGCCAGCGGCGGTTAAAGCGGAAGATGCGCCGGAGTTAATTCCCGTTGCCAACGTCGAGCCAGGTCATGCCCTGCTGTCACCGTCATACAGTAAGACCTGGCTGAACTGCGCCGCAGCGCTGGCCGCCGGACTGGATGAGCCGAACGTAAGCGGAGCGGCTGCACTGGAAGGTACAATGTGTCATCAGGTGCTGGAGAACGTGATCAACCGCCTTATCGATCCTGAGCGGGAGATTAGCCCTACACCGGCTAACTCAGGCCAGGCCGCCGTGGATTACATTGGCGTGGCACCGCTGGCGTCGCACCCTAAGATGACGTTTACTGCAGACCAGGCGGAGCTGATCACCCCATTCATTGACTACGTGCGCGGGCTGATGGACGCCGGGTATACCGTATTCCCTGAGATGCGGATAGAACTGTCGGGGGTGTTGCACCCAGGCTTAATGACTCCGGTTTACGATGAAAACGGACAAGTTATCGGAGAAAATTTATTACGTACCTTCGGTACAGCTGACCTCATCGCGTTCAAAGACGATCATCTGATTGTCGGCGATCTGAAGATGGGCCGCCATGCGGTATCACCGGGGACATTGCGGGATCTGAATACGCAGATGGGGCTGTACGGTGCCGGTGTACTGGAGCGCTACCGCAAGACCAGAAACTTTCAGCAGGTGACGCTGCTTATCGCGCAGCCGCGCGCCGGAGGACTGAAGTTTCTGGATGATATCCCTGCTGAAACGCTGTATGCGTTCGGTGCCTACGCCCGGGATCGTGCAGCCGCTGCGCTGGAATGCGTCAGCCGTGGACGCAAAGCACTGAAGGCGGATGATTTTAGCCCGACGCCGGGCGGTTGCCAGTGGTGCCGCTTCAGGGATAAATGTAGCGCCAAGCTGAAGGTAGTGACTGGCCAGCAGCCGAAGGGAAATGAAATCAGTGACGAGGAACTGTTTGCCGCCTGGCAGAAGATCCCGCTGCTGGAGTCGCAGATCCAGTCCACGCAGGCTGAGGTAATGAAGCGCCTGCTGGCGGGGAGAAAGATTGGCGATCTGAAAGTGGTTACCGGCAGCCAGGGACAGCGTAAATGGGCTGATGAAACGGCAGCAGAGAAGTACCTTCTGGGCAAGCTGTCCGCGAAAGCCTACGATAAGAAGCTGATTACGCCGACGGCTGCTGCCAAGATGCTGAAAGACGATCCTGAGCTGGAGCAGTTCATCACCCGTGCGCCGGGCAAGCCTTCCGTTACCACAATGGATGATAAACGAAAAGCATACGAAATAGTGACAGATGACGATTTAAGTGATTGACAGTCGATTTTATCGCTGATAATATTTACCACAAGTCGCCGGGGACTATAGCCCGGAATACAGAAAACCCTTAACCCTTGAGACCTAAATTATGAAAGTAAAAGTACAAAACGTTCGCGCACTCTACCCCTTCCTGTTTGCTAAAGACCAGCCGAAAAAAGCGGACCAGGATCCTAAGTACCGCGTAACGCTGACTATGGATGAGGATCATCCGGCGGTTGAAAAAATCCGTGAAGCAGCGCTTGAAGTTCTTACGGCGAAAGTGGGCGCGGATGCCGCTGAACGCTGGATGAAAAATAACTTCGGCGTGGATAAAAAAACGGGCGTTCTGCACTGGGGCGATAAACGTGATGAGCCTTCGGAAGACTTCGACGGCACCCGCTATTTTACCGCCAAAAGCGACACTCAGCCTGTTATCCAGACCTCGCTCGGATTCCGCCAGAAACGTGACGGCACCGTACGTGATGAAGACGATGAAGATGTTGAACTTGATCGCGACGAGCATGGCAAACAGATTTATGCTGGCTGTTACGTTAACGCCTTGATTAATGTCGTAGCGTGGAAAAACGAAAACGGCACGGGCGTATCTACCTACCTGCTGGGGGTTAAATTCCGTAAAGACGGTGACGAGCAGATCCTGGGCGAGACTGTATCCGACGACGATCTGGACGATGACGACGAGGACGAAGCGCCGCGCAAAGCAGCGCCGCCGGCCAAAAAGAAAAAATAATATTAACTGGCCGGGGATTCCCGGCCTTTTTAATTTAAGGGTGCATCATGCCTGATTTACTCTATCTCGATACTGAAACCCGCAGCCGACTCGATTTAAAACGCGTCGGCTCTTTTCGCTATGCGGAAGAATGTGAAATTATCCTTACCCCCTGGGCGCTGAACGATGACGCGCCGCAGGTGGTATCTGACCTTGAAGGCGAGCCCCGGCCTAAAATTTTGCTGGAAGCATTGCGCGAAGCTGAATTCGGCACGGAAGTAACCATAGTAGGCTCAAATTTTCAACATTTTGACCGCGAGGTGTTCCGCCACTGCGAAGGGCGCATAATCCCTGTGCGCAAGATCCGAGATCTGATGTTCCTTGCCTACCGCCATGGCATGCCGGGCAGCCTCGATATGCTGTGTGAAGCGATGGGCGTACCGGATCACCTGCGTAAATCGTCCAGTGATTACCGGTTCTCGAAGCCGCTGCCGCCGAAGCGGGCAAAGACGCTGGGCAGTACCTTTCTTTTGCCCGAGCATGACCCGGACGCCTGGGCTGAATTCCGTGACGTCTACTCAATAAACGACATCAGCGCGATGCAGTGGATTTACCCGCGGCTGCCGACCTGGGGCAACACTGAAATCGAAGATCTTATCCTGGAGCTGGATATGCAGGGCCAGTGCAAAGGGCTGCTCATCGATCGGGAGCTGGCGGCGGCCGGGGATAAAGCCAATAAAGAAATGGTGGCGCAACTGAAGCGCGACGCACTGGCAAAATACGGCGTTAACCCGGCCTCTCCGGCGCGCTGGCTGGAGCTGGTCAGGGACAAAGCACCGGGCTTTCATATCCCGAACGGGCAGAAAGGCACGGTAGCCGAGCTGCTGGCCGACCCGGAATTCCCTGAAGAAGCGGCTGAGATGCTCAGGATCTACGGGATAGCCATGGGCAAGGCCGCATCGAAGTATGCCGTGATGCTGGACGCCAGCTGCAAAGACGGACGCGTGCGCGGCACCACGGTTTACGGCGGCGCGTACCGTTCACTGCGCGATGCAGGCCGGCTCATTCAGACGCAGAATCTGGCATCACGCGGTATTTATGACGGCAAGATGCTCGAAGCCGGAGTGATAGCCCTGAAACGCGGCACGTATAAAGCCGGGTTTAAATTACCCAAGCTGCTTGCCAGCGCGATCCGCCCGTGCATTAAAGCGGCACCCGGGAACAAACTCATTGTGGCCGACTTCAGCCAGATTGAGGCACGGTTTATCAGCTGGCTGGCGGGCGAAGAAACTAACCTGAAAACTTTTCGTTCCTATGATGCCTCACCACTGGACGATAAAGGCGAGCGAACCGGGGATGACATTTATAAAATCACTGCCGCAGGCATGTTTGGTATTAAGGCGGCGGACGTATCCAAGTTTCAGCGCAGCGTCGGCAAAGTATCCGTACTGGCGCTGGGCTACGCGGGCGGCGTGGGCGCATACATATCCATGGCGAAGAACTACGGCATAGACCTTGATAAGCTTGCCGAGACTGTAACCCCGCAGCTGCCGGAGTGGGCACTGGGCAAGGCGCTGTCGTCGTGGGAGTGGCATAAGCTGATGAAGATAAGCCGCCACGGGCTGAGAAAGGAAACGTGGGTGGCTATCCAGGCACTGGTTAAAATGTGGCGCAAAGCCAACAGCAAGATAGAGCAGCTGTGGGGTGACTGTGAAGCTGCGGCTATCAAGGCCATGCGCAACCCGGGAATGAAATTCGGTGCGGGTGCAAAGGTGCGCGCCGACGGCGGCCACGCTCTACAGTTCTGGCGCACTACCACGAAAGCAGGGAAGCCCGGGCGCTACCTGTGCATTGAGCTGCCGAGCGGGCGCATCATGAGCTACCGCGATCCGAAGCTGAAAGAAGAGATAGACGATAAGGGCGAAACTAAAGGGGTGACGCTGTATTACAAAGGCAAGGCTGACGGTAAAGCTATCGCCATAGCGAAGGCCAAAGGTAAGCCGCTCACTGGCCGGCAGAAAGAGTGGTGGGACGTCAGCACCTTTGGCGGGAAGCTCGTGGAGAACGTCACCCAGGCGGGCAGCCGCGATCGTCTGATGCACACGTTACCGGCGTGCGCCGCGGCAGGCTATCTGGCATCGCTGAAGGTACATGATGAAGTGATAGCGGAAGTCCCTGACGTGCCGGAGTACAGTTCGACTGAAATGTGTGAAATCATGGGCCAGTCAGTAGGCTGGGACAAGGGCTTGCCGGTAACGGCAGCAGGATTTGAAACGAAATTCTATTGCAAATGACATATCAACGTGAGATCGGCCCGGGCGGCATTGAGGCTAAATTTGTTAAAGCAGCAAAGCGTGCCCGCTGCCTGGTGCGTAAATTACAGTGGGGATGCCGTAACGGCGCCCCGGACCGACTTATCATATTCCCTGACGGCCGACTTTACTTCGTTGAACTGAAATCACCTGGCCGTAAGCCAGATCCGCATCAGCTCAGGGAGCATGCGCGCCTGATGGGCTACGGGCAGCGCGTTTACACTCTGGACACTGAGCAGGCCATCAACGCCTTTTTTGAGGAGCATACGCATGCCACCAGCTAAATGGGCGCCACGTCCGCACCAGCGGCCTATGATGCGTTTTCTGATGACGCATAAACGCGGCAACCTGTTTGCCGGCATGGGGGCAGGGAAAAGTAGCTGCATCCTGCAGTTCATCGACTGGATGCTGATGGGAAATGTGATACGTGGGCGCACGCTGATTATTACCCCTTTACGCGTGGCCGAGACCACCTTCCCCGAAGAGATTGAAAAATTCCATTTCCCGCGTATCCGAATGTCGCTGGTGCTGGGCGACGCCACGGAGCGCCGGCGCGCACTGCGCGATAAGAAAGCCAACGTCTTTGTCATTAACTGGGACAATATTCAGTGGCTGGAAGAAGAACTGGGAGAGGAATTTGAAAGCTATTTTGAGATGGCCGTAGCCGATGAATCGACAAAGCTGGCGGGCTACCGGTCACGCGCCGGAAGTAAGCGCGCAGCTGCACTGGCGAAAATAGCGCACAAGATCCCTCGATGGTACAACATGACCGGCACCCCGGGCGCAGGCGGCCTGTTATCCCTGTGGGGCCAGCAATGGTTTATTGATGGCGGGCGCGCACTGGGCACGTCCTATAAAGCGTTTACTCAGCGCTATTTCTGGCAGGAGTTTGCCGATAAATATCACGTCGTGCTGACGCCGACCGCGCTGGCGGAAAAAGAGATCAGGGAGAAGATGGCGGCTACTTCTGTTTACATTGACCCGGCGGAGTGGTTCGGCACCGATAAGCCGGTAGTAAACGATATCTGGGTAAAACTGCCGAAGAAGGCGCAGGCTGTTTATGACCAGGTAGAGGCCGAACTGTTTGCTGAACTGGAATCCGGGGATATCGAGGCACGAAACGCCGCCGGGCGCTCGAATAAATGCCTGCAGATCGCCGGCGGCGCGTGCTACCTGACCGACGCGAACGGCGACAGCACCGACGTCTGGGAGGAAATCCACGGTGCCAAGCTGGACGCGCTGGAGCAAATTATAGAAGAAGCCAACGGCGAGCCGGTGCTGGTCGCCTATAACTTCCGGCACGAAAAAGAGCGGATCCTGAAACGCTTTAAGCAGGCGCGCGAGCTGGACAAGAAAGCGATCGCTGACTGGAACAAGGGGAAAGTGCCGGTAATGGTGGCACACCCGGCCAGTGCCGGCCACGGCCTTAACCTGCAGGACGGCGGGCGCATCATGGTCTACTACTCAACCGGCTGGAATCTGGAGCATACGTTACAGATCCTTGAGCGTATCGGGCCGGTGCGCCAGATGCAGGCCGGCCATCCGCGAACCGTCTTTGTTCACCGCATCATCGCCCGGGGAACTGTTGACGCCGTGGTGATGCGCCGGTCGGATAAAAAGCAGGGCGTCATGCAATCCCTGCTGGACTACTGGCGGCATAAAAAATCTGCTTGATTTTCGATTTTATCACTGATAATGTCTGTTCATCGGCGGCGATATTGCCGCTAATACCTGAGGGTCAATTTATGCCAAAAAGCGAAATTGTAGTACCTGATAGCTTTGATAGTGAGTGGCAGTCCAAAATGCTACGACGTTTATCTTCACTTCTTAACTCCCTTTATGACGAGTCAACCGAAGCTGGTAATACCGCAGTGATTGAAGAGTCAAAGGAAATCGTTGACGCTCTGCGCATGTATTCAGGGTTTTAACTATGTCGCCCGGTTCGCCGGGCATAATTTTAGAGGGTACAAAGTATGTTTGTTTTAATTGGAACTGCTGTGGTATTTGCTGGCTGCTGGGTGTTCCACGAAGCCTGGCTGCAACGCCTGCACGATTTGCGCCTGCAGCGAGATGTATTGCGCCGGATGGTGGATGAAGGCCGGGCAACTGATGCGGATCTGTTTGCTTTTGATGAGAAGTATCCAGAAGTGCGTCGGTGGTTGCATAATAAATACCCCTGGTGAGATGCGTGGGTGGAGGAACTATAGGATGACTGAAGAAAACATGTTGCCGCTGCTGGAGCGCATTGATCACCGGCTAAGCAAAATCGAAAAGCACCTTGGCAAGCTGGCGCCACTGGTCGAAGAATTCGAGCAGGGACTGAAGAAACTGCCTGCTGGCGAGCAGTTGCGCTATGCCGAACTGGCGCGCTCAATCCATAACCGTTTAACCTCCGTGCGGGGTATGCTGGATTAAATTATATTATCTGTGATAAACTCACGGAAACTACATTAAGAGGGATAATTTCCGTGACCATTGAACATGACGAGAACACCAAAAAGCCGGAGCATGCCGGTAAGGCTAAACAAATTTGCACCCGCTGCCGAAAAGTCCGGCTGCTGGAGCAGTTTGATTTCGACCCACGCTATGAACATCGCCGCATGCGCTGGTGCAGGGACTGTGTTACTGAGTACCAGCGCGACTACGCCAGCAGCGAAGCGGGCAAAGCCAAACGCCGAGAGGCACAGCGCCGCTACATGCAGCGCCTGCGCAGCGGCGAATTTGCAAAAGAGGTTAGCAAAAAATGACAGATCGTATCAGCGTAAAAGAATACCGCGCCATGAGCCGCAAAGAGAAACGTGACTTCCGCCGCGCAGGCGGCAAGCTGAATTACACCTGGAAGGATCGAGCGGGCATGACGCTGGCGGTGGTCATGCTGGGGCTGGTGGCCGCTGCAGTATCCCTGACGTCCGGGGAACCGTCTGCACCGCACGACACCGCAAAATACAGCTGCCTGGCGGCCGGCGTTAACGGCATCGAAGGGTTGAAGCCGGATTATAATTCGGTGGACGTATGGCGCGAAGGGCCGCGCTACGTGGTGACGTATTCACTGAAAGCGCCTAACCTGGCGGGGAGAATGGTACCCGGTCAGATCCATTGTGAAACAGACCTGACCGGTACGGCGGTGCTACTGATTAATATCAGTTCATCAGGCCGGTGACTCCGGCCACTCAATATCAGGGGCGGTGGAGGTGTCTACCGCGTAGAGTGCATCAATGTAATCCATCCACTGATTGAGTGACGCCATTTCGGCCTCTGTAAGCTTACGACCCATTAACAGCTTGGTCTGCCATACGACAATTCGCTGGGTGGCGTCATTAATCAGCTGCTGTTTTTTAATATCAGCGTCGCTGATGGCACTTTCTTCCTGCGCCTGCTCATCGAGAACCCACTTATCGCCGTCCCATCTGTCAAAAGGTGATTCAGGCTTTAATGGCGTGAAACCTGACGGATAAGGGCCGATAGCATCTATGACGAATGATTGTTGATTTTCGGTTGAGTAGACCGTCTCTCCGCGGTGGTCTTCCTCGATGCGCCAATCACTGCCATCCCACAAAGCGACCTGACCGTCACCGGTCTCCGGTGGCTCATTTAAGGTGCTTGACCCGGGGATACCGGTGCCGATAACGGTGTACGCATCCATGGCGCCGACAAACTCTCCGGTAATGTCGTTATAACTGTAAACGGTAATATACCCGTCGCTGACGGCGAATCCGCCTTCGTCGAGGGATGTTCTTGGCTGGTTCATATCATTTAGCCCTTACAATAAAGTTGAATGCAATGTTACGGGGGCGGGTCTCAGTAGCGGTATTTACAACACGTGACGCATCAAAGATGTAAGCGTTAGCGCCGGTAGCAACGTTGACTAGCTGGTTCTGGAGATAGCTATTCCCACTGTCAGAATCCCGCATAAACGCCCCGTACGCTTCGGTTACCGCTCCAACTTGCGTGCCTGATGATGGCCTGGTGAGAATGCGACCTGTAATGTTCTGGATAGCAAAATTCTGAAAGCTAAGAAGAGTCCTGCCCGCGTCGGCGCCGCGCCCGTTATCCCATGCCCGGATAAATTCCCCGCGCAGATCCGGTAGTTTAAGTGACGGATACGCCACGGCCAACTTTGGCCATTGCGCCGTAGTAAACGTCTGCCCCATACAGTTAACCCATCCGGCCGGCGGCGTCATGGTCGGCCACGGTACAGGGACACCTACTGGCAGGAAATCCTGTGAAGTGTTGTCAGTGTCCAGTAATGGCGCCCATGAGGCGGCTACCGTCGGCGCGTCGGTGTTATTAGATTTCAGCGAACGGTATACCCGGCCGTTATAGAATACCACTGCGCCAAGGGAATAAGTGAAGGCTGAACCGCCATTATCAGCGGCAGGGATAAAACTGGCTACGCCATACTGTTGGATCTCCTGAATAGCTTTACTCAGCGTCCAGAAAAGGCCGTTCATTCCTTCACGTTCAATGCGCCGGGCGGAAGGATCAGTTTCAGGATCCAGGCTGTAGGCGAGGGGGTATCCCTGCGTAAATGATACAGAGTTATCAGTCTGTTGTTCTACCGGGACGTCGATTTTATCGCCACTGTCAGCGAACGGTACGCGGATATATTCCATAACTTAACTCGCAAATTGTGAATAAGGTTGATCGAAGTTTACGCCATACGGAGCGAAACCGAACGCACGACGTGGTTTAACGAGATAGTTGGCTTTTACGCCTGCCGGCCGTGGCACAATATCATACTGTTGAATGAGACTCATCATCTCACCCGGCAGCACGCGTAAAAATACATAGGTAATTGACATATCCTGTCCGTCCAGCGCATAGACGCCGGGTCCAAATACATCAAGTAGTGCTTTATTTATATCGACAGTTGTCCCGTCACTGACCAGCTGCCACATACGCAGTTTAAGCAGCTGTCTTTTCTGATCAAGAGTAAGTGCCTGTGTACCTGCTGCATCCCGGGCAAAATTACCGTTATCGAAATTGCGTCCAAAAGGCCCGAAGCCCCATGCCGGATACGTTGCAGGGGACGCTTCTACCGCAATATATAAAGGTATATCAAGGATGATTGACCAGACATTAAGCCCGAAGTCGTTCGCGGTGCTAAGATTAAATACGTCCCGTTCCCAGTCTGTCCAGAATTGCGAATAATTAACGTTATACCATTCCTGATACTGTTCAAGCAGTGACCGCAGATGCGGTGACTGGTCGCTCATCCAGGGGATAACTTTAAGAACGTCAAGCGTGAAATCAAAGCGCTGAATATTCATACGATAGTCACCAGAATATTGGTTGCATTTATCGTAGCTTTCTGGTTAAGCCCTATCTCAATGGCCGACGTCTGCCAGGCAGGGGTACTGCTTCGCGGCGCTACTTCCACTTTTTTGATGAACAGTCCCGAAGCGCCAAGGTTAGCGGCGGCGGCCAGCTCAAAAGGTGACACATCTTCTCCGAGTACAAACCCCGGTTCATCCGTCAGTCCGTTAGCGTAAGCTGTCACGGCGTTACGGATGATACTTACCGGATCACCTATGCCCACACCAGCCGATACCGTAAATCGGGCCATAACAGGGACTTCTGTCGGGCGGTCGAATCGTACAGTTGACGTCTGGCCGGAGTATGGGTCTTTAACGTCCACGGCGACTGCGCCGTTCCATGCAGCGCCTGCGGTTTTGCTGCGATACAGAGTCTCGGCGACTTCCAGATCTCCGCCACCATCGACGCATACCCATACGCTGTGAGGTGCCAGGGTTATGCCATCGATTACATGCTCAGTATTTTCGTAGTTTTCCCTGAACGACAAGGAATTAACCGTGTCTATTGCCTGCACATTACTGTAAATGGCTTCAGAAATTGATCTGCCCTGTAGCGCCAGGGTTAACCGACGTTCACGGCGTGCTGAAATGTCAGACTGCTCTGCCCGCCCGATTGACCCGGCAGAAGGGTTTGTGCTGGTCTCCCAGCCTACTGACGTATATCCTGCAACGGGGACGGTAAGAGCCCCGGCAGGCGCGGCAACAGGGCCGGCTTCCAGCGCCTGAAAAGTACCAGTACCGGTGCCGTTCGAGTCAAGAATTACTGTAGACAGTAACTCAAAAATATCACCGGTAGTGCTGAGTTTACGCCGTGATCCCGAAGGGATTACCGCCCCGGGAGCGCCGGTTAACGTGACGCCATAAATAGTGGTATAGGTTGCCGTGCGGCGTTTGCCGCCAGTGAGCGCCCAGATGTCGTCCAGGAAGACGCCGCCTGCGACGTTAGGGTTGATCTGATTAGCTATGGCAGCGTTATTCGCCACCATTTCGGCGCGTACAGCGGTCTCCTGCGCGATAAGCATTCCCTGCGGTGTCTCAGGGTTAACGTCCAGATCATCGCCTAATACCGTTTTCCATTCCTGCTCAGTTTCTGCGAGAATGTCAGCGGTATCAGGGATTATCACACCGTCAGGGCTTACGTATTTATAGGCCATTGGTAACCGTTCCTGTGCCGTAAATCGTGGTAATCCGGGCAGTATAAATGATCTCTTCGCCCTGGATACTGAATTCAATGGACTGCACCGCCTGTACCCCGGGAACCGTCAGCAGCACGCGACGCAGGTACATTTCCAGCAGTGACAGGTCTTTACTGTCCATTAACTGAAAAAAAGGTGTTCCGCGGGTCTGCGCGTAAGGCAGCTCGCCGAGGTTAACCATGCAGGCTCGTTTGCATGACATTACGCACGCAGCAAGATCGGACGCAATCGCCAGGTTGCCGTCGCTCCCGAGATAAATATCATTCAGGTCGTTAGTCGCTAGAGTTTTCAATTTATCGGAGTCCCTACTTTGCCGTCGCCGTCTCCCGGGTGGGTATGCGTAACGAGCTGCAGCCCGCCAGGGGTGTTGAACGCCGGAGCAATGATCGGCTTATTGCATGATACCCCGTCCGGCGTAACAGTGAAAAGCGTATCTTCGACGTTTATCAGCACGCGACCGGGTTTAAGCGCAACCGCCGTGCCTCCGTCGAGCGTCTGCAGTACTGCGGCATCAGGGTCGTCGACTATCCAGCCTTTCATGACGTCCGGGTAAAAAATGCTGTGTTCAAACGTGTGCATGCGCGGAGTGGCGCCGCTTTCGGCCTCATAGCTCTGCAGAAACAGGGAAATATCCCTGTCGGTCGCCTCTATCCAGCCCAGGTCGCCCGCTTTCATCGGGAAGTTGAGTACCATACCCCCGCCGCCGGTTTGCACCACAGGCACTTCTGCCGGCGCTTCCAGCTGGAAACTGGTACCGTTTGCCATCGTCACCCGGTACAGGATCTCTACCTGCGCGCGGTTCCGGTCGCGATCGTACGCAATGATGCGTGCCGGAAGGCGGTTGCACAGTTTCTGGATATATTTTCGGATCAGAAATCCGATAGCGACGTCGGCGTCAGCGTCCTGACCCGGAAGTCTACTTGGTACTGCCGGAGGTGTTGCCATTGGCTGCAGCCTTTTTCTTCGCGTCCGCTTCACGCTGTTTCAGGATGGATTTTATATTATCATTGTTGCACGATAAGTCTACATACCAGTCGGCGCTACGGTTAGCAAGGCTGATAGCCAGGTTATAGATAGTATACTGGCCGTTAGCTGCCGGGTTTATATCTGACTCCACAGCTACCGCGTCACCTGCGTTTATCGTCGGATCAAACATTGCCCGGACTTTAATGCCTTTATCATCGAGCAGCGGCTGGCCCACCATCCCTGTATGCTTATTGAGTACGCGCGCCTGGCCCTTGTTAGCCTCGCCGATATTTTTAACGATCAGATAATCATTGTCGATAAAGGCATCAACGTCGCCCATGAGCGCCAGATGATTCACCTGTCGCGCCGCGCTGCCGTTATAGGCATAATTAGCGATCGTTTTATCAGTCGCCTCAAAACGCAGTTTAAGTCCGTAGTCCCTGGCGACTTTTTTAGACAGCTCAGACAGTTGAATAGTGGGCGGGGATTTCCAGGCGATAAAATTAAATTTCACTCCGTCGCTGGTCAGCGCCTCAAGTGTCAGCCGCACGTCGGGCTTATCACTCACCGACGTGGAAGATATCTCTCCGGTATAGATCCGCTGAATGCCGGTAGACGGGCGGCCGGCGATAACAGTCAGAATTTTCGGCTTACGATTAGGTGCCCATGGGCTGCATTCAGTTAATAAAAAATTGCGGATTTCGGGGGCCAGATTAGCGATCGTAACGATGCACTTATTCTGTTTCCCGTCCGCACTGCGGTTTATTTTGGCCGTTATCTCACCATCGGAGTAAACGCGCAATTCCCCGTTAACTTCGACGCCGACCTGTAGCACCCGGTCGTCAAGCATTGCGTAATTCCTCAATTTCACCTGCCGTTAAATATAAAAATTGCTGCCCTGCGCCGAACTGATCCCAGTAAGGCAGATCACCATTCATGGTAGAAAAAACAAAGTTACCGCTTTCGCGCGGGCCTGGCGGAATAACCGGAACCATGGCCGCAGCGCGCCGACCTTCTACCAGCGTTTGATCGTCGGCGGAAATGGTAACCGCCATTATGCCATTACATTCTTTTACTTCAATGGCGTACAGCGTGTCTTCCAGTAGCACGGACAAGGACTGGCGCTCTACTGCCAACAGTGGAATAATCTCCATGGATCACCTCAAAGGATCAGGTCCGCGGCCACGCTCGATTTTTTCGTGGCGCTCGCGGTGGTGGTACGCTTCTGGCCCTGTTTAACTGTGGATGCGTCCGGCTTTGAGCTGACGCCTGACGGCGATTTGTTAGACGCCGCCACTTCTTTAGCCGGCAGGGACTGGATATCGGCCTTGTACCATTGCACCTCGCGGCAGTTCAGCGCAATGACGACAGAATCCCCGGCCTCCGGCGTCTCTTCGTGCGGGATAGCCTGCAAGTACTGATTGGTGTAGCTACCGGTTTTCGTCTGCACAATTAACGGCGTTGACTGTGTATATGCGTCACGAATGGCAGCGTAGGCTGCACCGTATGCCTCCCCCGGCATGATAACCGCCAGCTGTATTTCCACCGGCTTCAGTATTTTCTGATCGATAACTTTATTGCCGTCTTCGAGCGGGTGCTCGAAAAAGGTGGATTCTTCGCGCACGGTAGCGCGCATGATCCGCGCGCCCGTAAACAGCTGGTTTCCGTCTTCATCGGTAATGCGCACCACGTCCCGGGCAAGGGAGCTGCCGATGATGGCTGAAGCGGCTTCGACCGCGCTTATTAGCTGGTTAAAGATTCCCATTAGTGGCTGATCCCGTCATCATGCTGTGCAACTGCATTGCGCCATTCTCCCTGCAGGCCGTCAACTATCGCGCTGTTAATCGCCTGGGGGTCGGTGCTTTGCGTGTGGACTTCTACTTTCTCAATGCTGACATTGCCGCCGTTATTGTTCACGGTACGATTCACGGCCGCACCACTGCCCGCCAGCCCGTTAATCGGCGCGCTGGATGCCTGCGACAATACGCGGCCTGCTGCAACTGCAGGCGCTGACGGAACCGTAGGCGGTGCCACCACATCGCCAGGTACGGCCATATCTGCGCCGCCTGGTGAATTAGTGCCGCGCGCTCCGCCGTTCTCATCCGCGCGACGCTCGGCGCCGGTACGCATGCGCGAGATGCCGAGTGCTTTCTGCGCCGCAGCAGGGATGCTGTCCACTACGCTGTTAATAATCCCTGCGAACATATCACGAAAGAAATCGCCAATAGCCAGGCCCAGTGATTTAAACCAGTCGAAAAACTCACCGAAAACATTTCGTGCCTTATCGATGAGTTTATCTATCGCCGGATTCAGTGAATTAATGTAGTCAACGACATTATCGAACGTCTCCATCGCCTGATCTTTCAGGGAGATGAATTCGTTTATCACTCCCATTACTTCAGTGCGACATGCTGCAAGGAAATCGGCCAGCTGAGGGAATTTCTTTACCAGTTCGCCAGTTACGGTATTAGCTGTCGGATCAGTAAAATACAGATAAAGGTCTTCGGCGGCCAGTGACACGGCAGCCACAGCAGCAGCAAGCGCCAGCCACGGCCACGTAGCAGCGAGGGTGGCGGTCGCCCAGCCCATCGTTGCCGCCGTAGCCCGCAGAATGGCGGGGATAAGCGATGCCCCGATAATAGTTGCGGCTGTGCCGAAGAAAATGGAGAACGCCACCTTATGCCGGTTGACGTAGTCCACTATTTCGTTCAGCGCTTTGAACAGCCCTGCTACATAGGGGAGCAGTCCGCGTGCGATGGCGTCACCGATGCCGCCCAGGGTGATAGCCAGGCGCTGCTGCTCACGTTGCAGATCCTGCGCTGCCCGCGCCTGTTCAGCGGTCATGACGCCATTACGGCGCACCAGCTCAAGCCGGCTTTCCAGTTCTTTGTTACCCTGGGTAAGCAGCGTTAACAGTTTAGGATCATTGATGCCGAGCTGACGGATCAGAAAGATGGCCTTTTCGGGTGACATGCCATCGATAGCTTTACTCAGGGACTGGAAGCCCTGCGTGGCGTTAATGATATTGCCGTTGGCGTCTTTGAGGCTGACACCCAGCTCACTAAACGTTTTGGCGCGCTGCGACTCTGCATCGCTGGCACCTTCGCCGATTGCTTCGGCCAGATCGACGAACAGGTCGCGCGTCTCATCTGCCTCATAGCCGACAGACTGCAGCACCTTCGCATACGCGTCATACTGGTCAACAGGGATATTCAGCGACTGCGCGTTATTGGCAGTGGAGATGAATCCCTGAATACGTTCCCATGCAGCGGACACGGAGCCGAGCGCCGCAACCGCTGCACCCGCCGGGAGGATAAGCCCGCGCAGTTCCTCGGTAATCGATCCAAGTGCGCGGGTAGTGACCGAGCCGGCGACAGATGCCACCGACCCCAGTCGGTCTATACTGTGAGCGGCAGCGTTAGCAGAGCTGACGCCATCGCGTTTAAGGTCATCGAATGCCTCGCCAGCTCTATTAAGCCCGGCCACTGCATCTCTTGAATCGGCCTTCAGGATAAAATAAAAGCTGTCGAGGATTCCCATGGTCATTTTTACCTTTGATTTTTTGCCTGCTCAGACGCCCACCATTCATTGAACTTGGACGTAACTACCACTTCCCAGATCAGATACGCATCCTCAAGAGTGAGGGTGGTTTTTAATTCTGTGAGGGTGGCTTTTCCGCTTGCGATAATGACCGCAACGAATCCATCAGCGTTGACGTAATCAACCTGGTTAAAATCGCTTTTAAACCGCCGGAGGAAACTGAGCTTATGAACTTTTCGAAGAATGAGAAATTGTACTCCAGGATCGCTTTTTCCAGCTGCATCAGGGATTCTGCGTCCGGTACATGGTTATCAATAAGCTCTTGGGTAACCAGACGGATAGGCGCGCCATCGCCGCAGGTTTCCACGAAGCTCATTGCCTTGAGCATGATTTTCTCATTCTCGGCGTACTGGTTCTGCTCCCACTGCTTAGCCATAGCCGCGACGCTGGTCGGATACTTCGCAGCAATTTCCCTGCCTGTTACAGCAGGGAATTTGCCGATAGTATAACGACGCGTCTGGCCGGTCCGGTCAGTGATTTCCACTTCTTTCGGATCGATCAGTTCTGCCATATTAAACCTCGGTGCCAGCGCGGTTAGCGAAACGGAATGAATAGACGCGCGTTTTAATGCGGCCGCCTGACGCGATCGCTTTGCCCGGGGTAAAGTCGTAGCAGAAGCCGTCGGTCAGCGTGACCGTACTGCCATCCGGGTAGACGTGGACAATGGTGATCGCGTCTTTTGCCGGCTTTTTGCCGCGCGCCGCACGGTTACGCTCGAACAGCACCGCCAGGTTTTTGTCATCCTGCGAACCGGGGATTACCGCGATAGTGGCCGGAATGAGGTTGGCTGTACTCCACGTCACAGCATCCCCGTTCAGGCCCATTGCGCCGTCGTTAATCTGCAGAGTGGGCAGATCAAATCCGTCAGCGTCATCCGCATAGGCAGTGACAGTGAAGCCCGCCGGGAACGTTTTCGAGGCGATCACGCGGGTCGATGAGCCGAACGCGGCAATATCATTAACTGGCATGGTAGTTCCCCTTAAATCAGAATATCGCGGCCGGTGATTTTATTCACTGCATCCGCTTTGCTGTAAATCAGCGTGTAATCGATTTGGTACTCAGTCACGCCAGCTTTGTTAGTGGTCTGAGTAACGACCGCATCGATCCAGTAACCGATAGATTCTACCTGATGCCACGCCAGCTCGTCATCGGTAATCTGATTGATATACAGACGCTGTGTGACAGTCAGGTCTTTACCTGTAGCGATTGTGCCATTGAACAGCGCCCGATCGATAACGTCCTGCAGGCTCGCCAGCACCATTGCGCGTCCTTCATCGGTCGCAGGGATAATCTCCAGCGACAACAGGAGGCTCATGAGATTAGACGTGGCGGCGGACTTAAACCACATTTCGTTAGCGAAGACGCCCATTTGCGAAGGCGTTGACGCAGTGCCGCACAGATACCCACGCTGATAGAATGAGATATTCTGGCCGGCGGTTTGCGTCTGGCCGTAGTAGTTAATGCGCAGTTCATTCAGTGCCTGCGAAACTGCGGTATCCGTCACTTTCGGCGACAGCCCGGAGATCTGCTGGAACATGAAATTTTTAGCGCTGTTACGTTTGGTATAATCCGTCGATGCTACCAGAATCCCCGGCACATCTTCGTCGTGTTCGTTGTTCACGTCATTAACGAGGGTCAGTGCCACGCCGCCAAAGGTACCCAGGCGTGCGTACCAGTCGGCGCGCTCGTCATAGGTTACCGGCACCAGCGCCATATATTTGACATTGGCCGCCTGGACCCATGCGCCGATTTCGGCCCACTGATCAAGCGTCAGCTCTTCGATGAATCCAAACGTACCGTAGTTATCACTGATAACATCGGCAGCGGTAATCGCTTCCAGCGGGGATTGTGCGGTGGCACCCGAGCCTAACGTTGCGCCAGTTCCCCAGCCTACGGTGTTAACGATACTGGTGCCGGACGTCGGCGCGCTGACCGTGACCGCCGCTGGTACCGCAGTAACGTCAGGGAACTGTGCCATGAATTTCTGCGCCACGTTATCATAGGTTACAGTGGCTGTGGCGAAGTTACTGCCAGCCGCCGCACGGATCCCTGTCTGAATGACGCCGGCCACATCCGCCAGTGAGGTGACGCCAGAGAAATCCAGATTAGTTAAATCTGCACCCTGGGTACCTACCTGCAGTGTGAATGCGCCATCTTCGATCGCCTGCCAGTCAGTCAGGCGGGTAGTAGGCAGCGCGCCCAGAATAGATGGCGCTTCCAGGTTTTCAGAAAAGTGCGCGAAGCTCAGTTTTTTTGGCGACGTGATGGACTTGGACACGAAGCCGAAATACTTAACGGCGCGGCGGTACTCGTCGGAATCCGTGCCGAACAGGGATTCGACGTCGTCCAGGGTTGTCACTTCAACCACTGAACCGGCCGGCACTGCGGCGTTAGTGGTGAAGAGCCGCATGATCAGCTCGCGCTGGGCGACGTTATTGCCCGCCCCGACGCCGCTGGTAATGTCGACGTATTCAGTGATTGAGATACTCATTAATTGATCCTCTGAGCCTGTTATAGGGGGTAGATCTTAATATCCGCACCGGTCACAACGCCGACGGACGTTATTAAGGCTTTCTTAACCAGCATAATCATATCGAAACTGGGCGCATGTTCCCAGTTATCATTTTCATCCTGCTGCCAGGTAGAGCGGATCCCCCCGATTGGCTGCACACCTACACCGGCGGCTTTGCACGCTTCCAGCATCTGACGGGACTGTAGGATCATCGCGGCCATTTCCAGCAGATCTGAAGGGGTGAGGGTGTCCTCGGTCTCTTCTTCAGGCTCAATGGCAGGGATTAGCGCATTGAACTGGAAGGTTATGGCGTGATGTTCATAGGCGGTGTCGGTCGCGGCGTCGTCTTTTAGCCTGAAATTGCGCGACTGCCAGCCTATGCGCGCGCTGTCTATGCGGTGCATGACAATCGTGCACGCCGCCGGTGCCGAGGTTTTAACTGACTGGTAGTTGCGCTTCACCTTCACATCGGAGAATCCCTGCGCCGCAAATCCTTCGAGCAGTACCCTGCGGATAAGCGCAAAGAGCTTTAATTCGTTCATTCTTTCACCGCGATAATGCGCGTCCATCCGTCCTGTATAAACCAGTTGGTAGGCTCAAGTACAGTGAATTCAGCGCCATTCCAGTTAATGCGATCGCCGGCACCACCACGGTATGCACTGTGCAGGTTGGCAGAGGCAATCAGTTTGATATAGGTTTTGCCGACAGTCAGCCCGAGCTGCTGAATATCGCGCGTCGGCAATGGCTGCAGGGAGCAGTTGAGTACAGGGACGGGGTCGGCATACTGCAGCACCGTGGCACCGGTAGACGTCTCCCCTTCCCCGAGGTATTTGCGCACGGTCACGCCGCGAGTTGGCTGGATGGCGCGTAACGCCATATTCAGGATATTACTGCCAGGCACTCTCATTAGTTACGCTCCACTTTATGCGTAAGGGTGGTAAGCATCAGCGTAGTAGCGACAAGGGGCTTTGTCCCGTTGATCCCTTTGCGCTTACGGGCGGCAATGGTGACGGGATCGAGTGGAGGGGAATTAAGCTCAGATATTTTTTGCCGCACCATGCCTGCGGCTGAGCTGCCAATCAAGTCCAGCACGTTGGCAGCAGTATAGCGGCCAGCGGCTACGGCTTTAAAGCCGCTGGCTGCAGCTGCACTCCATTCGGCGCGGCCTTCGTTAATCGCAGGGCGCATGAAAGAGCGGGGCGGGATACGTTTTTTAGTCGATCCGAATTCCTGCGTAGTAGCTACCAGCGCGACGGGCGTACCGTCCGGGTATTTTGTGCTGTCGAACCAGCCGACGTGCGTCTCAAGCTGGCCCAGTTCTGCCAGCCGTTTGGCAGTTTCGCGCCAGCCTGCCATCAGAAGCCTCCGCCGATCTTACGAAATCCCCGTCGTTCGGGGCTGCCGCCGATATAGCCAATACTGCGGGAGAAGCGACCCAGTAACGCTGATAACTGTTCACCGTACGGCGTTTTATCCAGCCATGACATGAACGAGCCTTTATTGGCCGTATTAACCGCGAAGCCCACGGATACGCCGTCAATGCTGGCACTGGTCATTATGCCAGTAGCGGTCTCGCCGGGAACGAATTCGGTACCGTTCAGCTGCAAAAGGTGCGCGGTGATCAGCATCTGCATTAATCCCGCACACTGCTCGCAACGATACCAGCGCGAAGAAGTGGAGATATAGCAGTCAGCCATCCA